CCGACACGGGGGGTTCCCCTTCCCCCGTTAAGAACGGGCCGCCTCGCTACGACCAGCCGGGGGAAGCGGGAGCGAGGCGGCCCATTGGGCGGCCGGGGCGGCGGAGAGCAGGATTCCGCCCCGGCCTAGCTTAACTAGCAGGCAACGACCAGGAAGCCAGTCACCGATCCTCGTACTTCGGCGCGGCCGGGTAGCCAAGCAGCCACCCCAACGCAGGGACCTTCGACTCAAGGAACCGAGCAACCGCGTAGTAGCCGCCGACGAACAAGCCCGTCACGACCGTGGACAGCGCGCCCGGGTCGAGGTCGATCCCGACGCCGCTCAAAAGCGACAGCAGATACCCGACCACAGCGGGCACGGCGGTGCGCACGAGCGACACCAGATAGTCAGTGAGCCTCATTTACTGGCCTCCTTCGCCTGTTGGGCCTTCACTGCCTCAACGAGGAAGCGGACCATCTCCGCTGACTCGTTGAGCGTCTCTTTCACGCCGTCCAGGTCGGCCTTAAGCTTCCGCTGGTCTTCCTGGAGCGCGAGAACATTCGCGTGCAGACCGGAAGCGATAGCCCAGTGCTGGCGCGGCGTCTTCTCCGTCGAACCGATCGGGCTGCTCACCAAGTCCTTGATCCTGTCGACGTCCTCAGCGTTGCGGAAACCTCCGGCCGCCGCATAGGCCAGAACGCCCGCCACGGAAAGCTCGCTACCTGGCTTCAAGCCCATCTTCTCGCAAGCCCAGTCGCTAAGCCTCACCTTGTCGGTCAGCTCCATGTCTTCGCCTACCTCCCCGCGCATGACCTGCTTCACCAGGCCGCGCATCCAACCCATGTCGTATCTGGGGTCGACCTTTCGGGCGGGTGCCCACTCCTTGTGTCCGATGACGTGCGACGCGTCCTGGCCGATCACGTCCATCACCGCAGCGAACAAAACCTTCGTCGCGTGAATGCTGGCGTCCGAGTACTTCTCGCCCGTCCCGTTGTTGGCCTTCTCCGTGCCGTACAAATATGCATTTCCGGAGTCGCGCGGGACGCCGATCTTCGGCCCGCCCGCGCCCGCGTGATTCGCGCGACCGGCCGCCACGACCGCGATGCGAGGGACGCTGCCGCGAGCGACGAAGAACTGTGACAACGGACCGGGCAGGCCAGGACGCCCGCTGGTCACGACACCGAGCGCGCCCCACGTGCCCGAAGACGAGGCGCTCGCGTCGTGGTGGTCGATCATCCCGACCGGCACCCGGCCGAACGGCGCGCCCCGGTTCTGCCACCCGGACACATACGTGACCTGGACATCCCGGTCGTACTTCTTGATGCGGGCAACGATGCGCTTGATGCGCTCCACATCCGCTGCGCTAGGCATAATACTCGTCGCCCTCCGCGATGTTTTCCCCCGTGGGGTTGTCGTCTTCGTCCACGAAGCCCGGGAACGAATCTTGCGCCCGGCAATACTCGGGCTTGTTGACATCAGCCAGGCAACAGTCGGCGCGCTCGTTCGGGTCGGTGCTCTCCGGGAGATTCACCAGCTCCTCTGCGGCGTCTACCACCAGCCAGATGTGTTCCTCGGTCACGGTGCCCTCCTAGGCCCCCATTACGGTATGGATGCCTTGCACGATCGAGGCGGCGATGGCGGACGAAGCCCCGCAGGCGACCCAGATCTTCTTTTCCAGCTGCCGGATGCGGTTCTCGTGATCAGCCACGCTTTTGACCTCGGCCCGCATCTCCGTCACTTCCCTATGGACAGAGCGCAGCTCGGTGTAGATCTGGCTCAGAGAAACAACAACCCCCTGGGGCTCGTCGGCCATATCGGCCCCCCTTCAACACGAAACCCCAGGGCCGTTGACCCTGGGTCTATTTCGTCACGTGACGTATTACCAAGATGAAGACTCCGGCAGCTCGCCGTGAATCTTCAGATTGTGGTGATCCGCCAGAGCGTCCAGGTCAGCGATCGAGATCGCCTGGAACACCTCACCCGGAGTCGCCTGCACCTCTTCCCCGCATCGGAGGCAGAACGGGGCCACCCTCGCGCCCCGCTCGTCCACATCCGCCCTCACAGTGAAGGCCTCGCGGCCAGTAGGTCCGTCGGACATATGCCCCTCCTATCGGCGAGCCTGACGCTGCCTCCTCGCGCGCACAAGGAACGACAGGTAACGAGCATCTTCTCGCGACTGGCGGTCCAGCTCCAGCCGGGCCATGCCCGTGTCAGCGTCGTACTCCACCGACACGATCCTGAACACGGTCACCCCGTCCCGTACCGTCGCATTCAGCGAGTCAATCGACGGCTGAATGCCGCGAACCCGGATCAGTCGGCCCGGCATGATCTCGAATGGCTTCACCATCCGATTCCACGTGCGGTCATAAATCGGCCGGCCCACCGTCAGCGATCCCATGTTGGGCGGCTGCGCGTGCTCCGCAAGCTGGCGCTGGCCGATCGTCTGCGCATTCGCCTGCGAGGAAATTTCGTTCCCCGCGTCGACCTGCAGTGTCCGACTCCGGCTGCCGAGCGATGGCACCGACTGGGTGACGGTGGTGGTTCGCTCACGGCCCCGCCAGTCGATGTACCGAATGCACGCCTTGTTGTAGATCTCGGCACCGCTCGACGGACCCTCGAAACCATCCGACAGGTCCGCCTCGTAGCGCACCTCCTGCGGCCACGCACGAAACTCGAAGCGATACTTCCCGTCCGAGTTCGACTCCCACGCCGCGTAGTACATGCCTGGCTCGAACTCCAGGAGGTCATCCAGGACCTCCTTCGGGCTGACCCCGCCCGGATACGCCAGGTGGTCGATGTTGTACGCGCTCGTCTCCACGTAGGCGTTTGCCCCGTCGTACAGCGGCAGGCATCGGCCGAGCAGGTCCTTCACCACCTCGTGGGCGCGCACCGACGGAAGGTTGTAGCCCGAGGTGATGTCCGTGCCGTCCTTGTCCTTCAGCTGCATGCGCACGTTGACATCGTGTGCTTCCAGCCAGTAGTTGTCGGACTGGGCGAATAGGTCGCCGGAGGCGACCCGCACCCACCGGATGTGGCACACGTCGTGCCCCGCCGGGATCGCGTTGAACCCGTTCAGCGCTGCGACGACGCCGACCTGGCCCGACGACCAGGACGAGGTTGCGGTGTTGTTGCCCGTCCCGCTCGGTCCCTGACGGGTCACGATCCTGTTTGAGTAGTCGCTGTTCGTGACGGCGTTCTGGAACGTGGCCCGGACGCGCGCCAGCTTCAGCCCGGCGTCGTATATCGCCCGGTACATCATGTCGCCGTACACGGTGCCGCCACCGTAGATGGCTTCGCCCTCGCCCGCCTGGATCTTGATCAGCGGACCTTTCGTGTTGTCGTCACCGAGCGACACCTGAGCCGACTTCGTGGAAAACGAGGTGCCCTTCTGCCAGCGTTCCGAGGTCAACTCGCTGTCCGAGTAGATCAAAGGGCGCACGTCGTCCGACAGGTGCGCGGACGGCCCCACACACGCGATCTGCCAAACCTCGCCGTCGTCCTGCACACTACGGCCCGTGTCCTCGATCCAGCCTTCCCACACCACGCCCTGGCTCGAATACACCCAAACCTGAGCGAAGTGTCGGATGTCCTGCGGGGTCATCCCCACCGGGCGGCTGATGGTGAACTCGCACGAGGCGAACCCGCCGGGGACCACCGACCGAAACCTCGGCCCGGACAGGATCTCGTGCGTGACATGCCGGTCCACAGACCCCGACTTGATGCGCACACTCAGCGGGCTAGCCATGTCAAGACTCCACACCAGGCACGTACAGATACCTCGGCCAGTAGTGGGCCGTCACCGTCACCGAGTCGCTCAGCGCGTCGGCCTGGTCGTTGACCTTGCGGATGAAGAACAGCCTGTTCGTTTGGCCAGGGCTCACCATGAGCGGCAAACCCTCGAAGCTCGCCGCATACCCCATGACCGCCGCCGACGACGCGTGCAGGTTGTACACCGCCCCCGACGGGCCGTCGAAAACATGGAAACCGCTGTTCACGTTCGGCCAGGTCACCAGCGCGAACCGGTCCGTGTCCGCGTCGGCCGGCATGAAGATGAAACAGTCATAGTGCAGATGGCTTGATCCCGAGCTTCGCGCCGCCCGGATCTGCAGCCCACTAGACCGCTGTGCTGGCAGTTCCACGTCGGACGGACCCGCGACGATCGGGTCCATGCCGCCCGGCACCGCCACCTCGCCCAGCTCGATCATTCGAATGCTGGTCGAGTTCGGCACCGTAACAGGCTTGTTGGCGTTGAGCTGCATAGTGATCGTGCCGGACGACTCCGTGCGGCGGACGCGCGCGTACACCCGATAGAAGCCGCGCGCGTCCGGGCTCGCCGCAGTGGGGAACGCCGACATAGACAGCCGGATCTCGTTAGTGGGCGTGCCGAACGAGGTCGCCACATAGTTGCTACCCGAACCCGACATCGCTGGGTCGTTCGCCTGCACCGACGTGTTCGTGCCCGTCGTCATCGACTCGGCCTGCACCACGAACGGCATCTGCGACGGCGTGCCCCGCCGACGAATCGCCAACGCCGACGTGTAGCCCGGAGCGATAACCCCCTGGATGATGACCTGAAGCGGGGTCTCAACATCGCCCTTCACGTTGGTGATGTCGTGGTACATCCCGCTGGCCGGGTCCATCCCGATAGACACCCCGTTGATAGCGGTCTCCCGCTCCCCGTAGGCGAACGGCTCCGCCGGGATCTCCACGGACACCTCGAAGTAATCGCCGTTCCGGTAGATCTGCAGCGACTCCGGCACCGCGCGGAACGTGCGGAACCACACCGGCTTAGAGGCCGGCTGGTACTTCAGCATGTTCCGCGGACGGGTCAGCTCGCGGTGGAGTTTCTCCAACTCCGCCAGAGCCGCGTCCGGATCGCCACCCCGATACACCTGCAGGCGCAGCCTGATCAGGCGGTTGCCGAACGAATCCGAGGTCACGACCTCGCCGTCAACCATCGACGACCCCGACATCGACCGCTTCAGCTCCGGAAAGCCCCACTCGGTCGAAGCCAGCACCCGCCACGGCCCCTGGTGAAGGTGGAGGCGTGGCGAGCTGGCCAGTTGGTTAGCGACGAACGACAGCATTAGCCACCCCTCGAAATCAGGTCCGCCCGAAGCCCGTTGTGCTTGGAGGTGATCTGTGCGACCCGCCTGCCGTCCATGTTCACCACCAGGTTCATGGCCCGCTTGATCTCGTGAAGATCCTGCGGGTGCAGGCGAATCGGCGCGCTGCTCACCGCGGACTGCTGCGCCTGCAAGCGCATGAAGTCTGGGGTTTGCACGACCTCGCCACGGTGCATCGCGTACAGGCCATCCCACGGCACAACCCCGCCGTAGCGGAACCCTCGCCCGTAGTACTTGCCCATCGGCGACAACAGGTCAAATGGCGGGTCGCCCTCAATGCCGCCATCGGCAAATCCCTTCAGGTGGGCTCGGTTGGTGAACAGGCCCGAGTTCGCGCCGCGCGCGTTCCGGCCCATCACCACACCATCACCGCCGCGCGACTCGATGTTCACGCCGTTGATCGTTCCCGCCGTGTGGCCAGGGTTGCCCTTGAACCATCCGATGGTGAAGGCACCCGGACCAGGGGCGAACATCGACCACGGCATGGTCGCGGTAGAGCCGATGCGGCGGTGAGGGTTGCGCCCCAAAGCGACGTTCACCGCCGCCGAGATCAGACCCGAACAGTCATACCCGCCAGGGCCGACGCCGCCCCAAACATACGGCTTGCCGACCTGCGAACGGACGAACGCCAGCGCGCCAGTCAAGCCGGGGTGGAAGCCGCCGAAGAACAACAGCCCCAGCTTGACCATCGTGTCAAAAACGCTCTGCCCGTAGGCCTGCATAGCCTCGCGAAGGTCGGCCCGCGTCTCCTTGAAGCCGCTGGCGCGTCCCTTCATCTTGATGTTGACACCGCCAGTGGCGTACGGCTCCACCCGCCGGCCGAACATATGCGCGACCTGCTCCAGAATCGCTAGCGACCGGGCGCGCTTCGACGGGGCCAGCGGGATGTACGCCTCACCGCCGGTCTCATCCTCGGCCCAAATCCGCCAGGCACCCGCCGGGGCGATCTGCGCCACGTGATTCTCGCGGCCACCCCAGATGTTACCGTCAGCGTTTTGGTACGCATTCAGCTGGCCCTGAAGCCGCTTGATCGCGGCCTTGTCGGCGCGCGCCTTCAACCTGACCTCTACATCCTCGTCCTGGATGCCGTTCAGCAGCCGCTCAATCTCGTCCTTCGTGTAACCAGCCTTCGCCAGCGCCGCCCTGGAATCAACGTCGAACTTGAGGATGCGGCGCTCATTCACCCGCACACCACGGTCAATCAGGACACCGTGTTTCTTCGCCTCGGTGTAGACGTCAGTGCGGTTCTTCGCCATACCCTCGGCGATCTTGTCGGCTGTTTTCTGCCCGAGATTATCCGCGATCTCCTGCAGTACCGGCCCGGCCTCGGCGATGTTCTGTGGGAACTGCTCAGCAATCTCGCCGCTCGTCTTGTTGTACAGGCCGATGAACTTATCCAGTTCGGGCTCGGTCATCTCGGTCATCTTCGCGACCACACCAGCGCCCTTCGGGCCAAGCTCGATCAGGTGAGCCATCATCTCGTCCGGGACGCGACCGGACAACTTCAGCAGATTCTCAGCCCACTGCTCCTGCTCCTTGGCCATGCGCTCCAGCTGCGCCATGTACTCGTCTACCGTCAGCTCAACATCGCCGATGTAGTCCTCCCACGAGTCCGACGAGTCCTTGGTAGCCCGCGCCGTGGCCTCCGCCGCCTCGCGCTCCTTCGCCATCTTCTCCTCAAGCGCCTGCTCGTAGGCGTCGGCGATCGGAACGAACTCGGCGTACGCGTCACGCCACTTGTCAAACATCTTCTGGACGTTCTCGGCGTTCTCCTCCGAGTTCTGCCCAACAATGTTGAAGCGCAACGCAATCTGGTCGGTGGCGTCAGAAACCTGGACACCGGTTTCCTCCGCCTTCTTCCCGACCTTCTGTAGCGACTTGGTGGCCCTCTTCTCCAGCTCCTCCGCGGACATGGCGGCGTGCTCCCAGCCCGTCTTGCCGGGCTCGGCGTCGAACACCACGCCAGCCATCGCGCTCAACTCGGCCCGATACTGCGGCAGGTGCTCCAGCAGCTCCGCAATGGAAATGTCCTGCTCCTTGGCGAGCTTGGCCAGCCGGTCGAAAATCTTCGCTGCCTTGTCGCCGTCGCCGCTCGACGCGAGCTGCGCGAGCGTGTCATCTATCGCGGCGAAGCGCTCCTCGGCCAGGTCGAGGTCGTCGGTGGAGCCGATTAGGTGACCGACGGCGCGGTCCACGTCATTGATGAACCCGACGAACCCACCAGTAGTGATGAGGTCCATCGAGTCCTTCAGGTCACCCAGGTCATCCCCGAAGACTCGCGCCGCCTCGCCCGCCAGCTTTCCGGTCTCGCCCCACCGGGCGAGGCTGTCGGAGAAGTGATCCATCTTCACCTGGACCGGGCCACCGAACGCCGAGTCGACGATGGAGCCGATGACGCTCAGCGCAGCGAAAGCTCCGGAAACCTTCAGCGCGCCACGAGTCAGGCTCCCCAGTCGACCGCTAGCCAGCCTCCCGCGGATGTCCAACTCGCGCAACGCCCGCGACGTCTCCACGATACGGGGCGCGAACAGCAAGAACGCGCCACCAGCCACCGCCGCGACACCAGCGAAACCGCCGAGCAGCCCCAAGGCGCTCTTGAGCGGGCCAGGGATGAGATTGAACGCGTCACCCACCAACGCCGCGCCGTCGGCCAGCAGGCCAAACAGTGGGGCGATGGCCGCGCCGACGTCGATCGCGACATCCTTGATGCTGTTCCAGGCCACCTGGATCTTGGACGCGGTGGTCGCGTAGCGCTTCTCGGCCTCATTGGTGAGCGCCGTGTTCTCCCGCCACGCCTGGGCACCAGTGTCCAGCGACTCGCGCAGCAGGTCGCCGGCACCAGCCAGGCGCAGCATCGCGTCACGGGTGCGGATCTCCGACAGCCCCAGATCGCGCAGGACGGCGAACACGTCCTCGCCGGACTGCTGCATCCTGCCCAGGCCCTCAACGAACAGAGTCAGGGCCTCGGCCGCGTCCTCCTTGAAAAGCTTCGTAAACTGGGCGCTGGACATGCCAGCAACCTCGGCGAACCCGTCCAGCGCGTCGCCGCCCTCGTTGACCGCCGTCGCGATCTTGATCATGGCGGTGGAGATCGACGAACCACCGGCCTCAGCGTTGATGCCCACCGACGACAGCGCCGCCGACAAGCCCAACACATCGGACTCGGCCATGCCGATCTGATTACCGGCACCAGCGATGCGCTGCGCCATTTCGATGATCTCGGATTCAGTGGTGGCGCTCTTGTTGCCCAGATCAACAATAGTCGAGCCGTACCTATCCACATCGGAGATCGCCGAACCCATGACGTTCGCCAGCCGAGCAATGGCAGTCGCCGCCTCCTCGGCGGAAAGGTTCGTCGTCTCGCCCAGGGCGATCGCCGTCTTCGTGAAGTCAACGACATCATCACGGGCAATACCCAGCTGGCCCGCCGCCTCCGCAACAGCGGCGATCTGCTCATGCGACGCGGGCAAAGACGTCGCCAGATCGCGCAGTTGACCCTCAAGCTCGGCCATCTGGCCAGCGGTGCCGTCCACCGTCTTCGCGACACCAGCGAACGCCGACTCCCACTCGATCGCGGCCTTCGTGGCCATGCCGACACCCGCGAGAGCAGCCGTGCCCATCGCCATAAGCCCACGGCCGGCCGCGTCGAACGTGGCCCGTTGCTTGCCCTCGGCGTCTGCAATCTCCTTAGCCCACTGCTTCGTGGCCATCGAGGTAGACCGCAAGCCAGCAATGAAGCCGGCCGTGTCGGCCTGAAGCTTCACAGAGACAGTGCGATTAGCCACCCGGAAACCTCCGATCCGGTAACGCAGCGCTAGATCAACCCGACTAAACAGGCAAGTCGAAGGAGAGCAGACATGAAGACGCCGTATGTGACTGTGCTCGGCTACGTGGCCGCAGCGGTGACCCTGATGGGCCTGGGAGTGTTCATCCTCGCGGAGATCAACCACTCACCAGGCGACCCGACCCCACGCCCCGTCGCACTGTGGGTCGGGCTTGGCCTGGTGGTGCTTTGGCTCGCGGTCAAGTCGATTATTTCTTCCGCTCGACCACCCACGCCACGTGAGAAGGCTCCGCGTCCTTAGACGCCAGATGAAGCACCTCGCAGCGGTGGCACCTTATGCCGCCCTTCGAGGTGTACTTCCCCTCGTTCTCCGGGTCGGTCGTCTCCGGTAGCCAACCGCCGCACCCCTTGCAGATGTTGCGCTCGTACTGCAACAACGCCATGACGTGCGCGCGGGACTCGTCATCCCACTCGGGTTCGCGGCGCGTGATCGTGCGGACCACTCTGCCCTGATCGTCATACTCGTACTCGGTGATCTCGGCTGGCTCCCAACCGTTCCACCTCTTGAACGACACCCCTACTCGCGTCGCCGCCGCGACTTCCTCTCTGAGTTCGTCGTGGTCCGCAAGACGCTCGGCGAGAAAGGGACATCAACATCGCTCCTGTTGAGGTTCCACACGGCCTCCTGGAGCTTCTGGAACTGGGCCGAGGTCAGCAAGTCCAACAATTCCTTGATCTCGCTCGGCTCCAGCTCAGGCGACATCCACGCCTTGGTGATCGCCTCATCAAAGAAAGTCTCGCGGTTGACGCCCAGCTGGCGGTCGTTCACATCATCCTTGCGCGGAGGGTGCGCCTCGACCAGCTTGTACCACTCACGCCGCTCGAACGCCCGCAGACGGACGGGAATCTTTTCCGCCTCCATCTGCTCGGCGATCTCTCTCATCCGCTCGATGATCTCCACGCCCTGCGCCTGGCCCGAGTCCGCCAGCGAGGACGGTTCCTTGGGGACAGACCGCAACTGCTGCTCGAGCATCTCAAGCTCGGCCTGCAGGTCGCCCCGCAAGCAGAGACGCACCACCGTCTCAGGCCGGTGCGCCTTTTTGATCATCTCCCGGACCTTGCTGATGTCCAACTTCTCCACGGGAACTCCTCGACGTTTTACCCCTCGACGTGACACGGAAAAGAAGGCTCGGCCGCCGCCAGCACGTCGAGGGGAAAAACTGGCGGCGACCGAGGTCAGGGGATCAGCTGGACGAAGACGCGCCGCCGACGACCGCGCGCAGCTCCGGCTCGGTGTGGATCTTGACGGGAACCTCGTAGCGCTGCATCGTGTTCGGCTCCGGCGGCAGCATCCGAGTCTGACCGCACTGGACCGGGTACACCTCAACGTCCTGCCCATTGGCCCAAGCGACGTTCGCGTCCAGGCCACGGCGAACCACGACATAGCCCTCAACCTCACGCTGCAAGGTCTCGTACGGGGTGTCGGTGCCGCTCTGCTTCTTGAGCCGCAGCAGCGTGCCCGAGAAGCTCGCGCGACCGGCGCGCTTGGTGTCGAACGTCGAGTTCAGCGAGGACGCGTCCACGTCAGCGGTCTCAGGCTCAAAGCCCACCAGACCATCCGGGGTCATGTAAGCCTCGAGCGACACACCACCCGTCAGCTCAGTGGTGGTCGGGGCAGAGATGTCCGCGATCTCCTCAACGAAGGACACCTTTGTCTTGCCATCAGTGATGATGTCCGCCATCAGTCCATTCCTCTCAGCGGCGATTACTTACAGGCGGCTGTATCGCCGCCACTGTCCACGCAGCGGGTCTGCGTAGGCTCTTTAATCGGGGTCGACCTCGGCGCTCAGCCTGTAGGTGTCGACCGTGTAGAACGGGTGACGCTTCGTTTCCTCGTCGATGACGTCGCGATCCTCCTGGATCGGGACCACGGTCCCGGAGTGCTTGATCCGATGCGACACCCATCCATCAGCCTCAACGACCGCATCAAGGACCGCATCCTGCATCGCCTGCGCCACGATCTGCACCGACTGCAGCGTCAACCCCACCGAGGTGATCTGAAAAACCGTCTCGGCGTGACCGGAATCGCCGCGCAGGTTGTAGACCGACCGCCTAGGCGCGCCCGGCCACCACAGCACCGCGTACGGGAACTTCGGAAAGTCCGGCACCCGCCCGGCATGCACCGTGAACCCAGTCCCCCTCAGCAGGGCGACCACCTGGTCAAAATGGCTCATAGCCCTAGCGCCCTCTCGGCGGCGTCAGCCAGGTTTTCGGCGAACGCCTCTTCCTCGGCGCGCAAGCCCGAGTTGATGTCCAGCACCGGGGCGTTCTTCGAGGTGCCGAAATACAACACGTTCCCGAGCGCGCCCTGCGTGCGGTCCTTGTCCGGGCCGATCTCCGCCTCAATCCCGCCGAACGCAAGATGAACGTCATAGGAGATAGAGCGGTGAAAATGCTTGTAGGTGCCGTTGGACCTGGCCTCGTTCACCATGTGGTCCTTGACGTTCTGCGCGGTCTTCTTCACCACCGCAGCCGCCAGCGGCACAGCCTTGAGGGGCGCGGCGGCAAGATCATTGGCCAGGCGGTCAGCGTCACTCATGCCAAGTACTCCTTCACGATCACGCGGACCGCCGTCTGGAGTGACTTCCGGTCATCCGTCTGCACGATGAACTTCCGGCCGATATTGTTCGGGTCATACGAATCGGTGATCTCGATGATGTCGCGGGCTTTGATGTCGGCCGTGTCGACGGGGAAATGCACCTCGGTCGGCGCTGACACATACCGATGCTCCCCGGCCTCCAGATACTCGGGGAACTGCATCCGCTGCGCCTGGATCTTGCACTTGCCGACATAGACCGTCTCCTGAGCGGCTGTCACCTCACCCGTCACCGGGTCGGTCACCACCTCGTCAGACGGCCGATACACACGGCAGGTGTCGATCATCAGCGCCTCGGCGCGCCTACGGCCCCGCGCCAACGCCGCGAAGATATTCATCGCATCCTCACAACAGCAGCGCCGCCACCGAACCGAGCCCGAAGATCAGCCTTCGTGGCCTCCGGCAGCTCCATCGGACCGGCCTTCGTGTTCGAATTCGGGGTTGCGTACTGCTCCGACATGTCGTCGATGCGGAACGAGATCAAGTCGCTGCGACGCGCATAGCCGCCGCCCTCGGCCTCGGCCATCGCGTAGCCGACCATCGAACACACAAGGTCCACGATGTCCGCCGGAACCTCCTCGTATCCGGCGGTGAGCGTGACATCCCAGTCGGCCGGTGTGCACGTCACCCAGCCGGCGGGCCGCCACAGGCACCCCTTGGATCGGATCAGCTTCCAGTCGGTGATCTCCTCGCCGTCCAGCTCCACCCTCTCGACCGACACCACCAGAGTGGGCAGCATCAGCCACGGAGAAGACGTCGCCGGGAGGGCGATCGTCGCAGTCTCGCGGGAGATCGGGTGGTGCGCGGCGTGGCGAACCGACGACGACGCGGCCTCAAGGAACGCGTGAAGTTTCACGTCGTCGCCCGAAATCCCCCGCGCCTGGAGGTCGGCGACCGTGGCGAGCGGTTTCATATGGACACCTCACCTCCAGGCGGCGGGGAACAGGGGGAACTATCAGGCTTCCGAGCTGGCCGAGCTGGCGGCCGAGCTGGCCGAGCTGGCGGAGCTGTCCAGAGTCGTGGCCAGGTTCGTCAGCTTGCCGTGAGCCTTCTCATTGCCATACTTCAAGCCGACCTCGCCGTACAGCTGCCACTCGTCCTTCGCGCCGGTCTTGGCCAGCGGCTCCACGAACAGGAACCCCTTACCGGGGATCTCCAGGAACACCGGGGCCAGCTGCTCCAGCGAGCACACGATCAGGGTGTCGGACGGCACGTAGCGGTTCAGCATGACGTTGACCGTTCCGAAGTCCGTCTCGATCGTGCGGACGTTGACACCGCCGACGTTTCGGCTTCCCTCCGTGTACTTTTCGTTCACGAAGATGTCGGTCAGCCGCCGCTTCTGGGTGGCGTTGACGATCAGCGTCGCCGTCTCACCCTCCGCGATACCGCCGTTCTCCCAGACCTCCTGCATCAAGTCCAGCACCAGGTCGCGGGACAACTTCTCGCCCTGCGCGTCCACCGCGTTGGTTGTGATCGCCTCCAACAGGCCGCGGGTCTTGCGCGGGCTGCTGTTGTCGCTCGGGTTCTGGAACTGGCCCTGGATGAACGAGATCTCGATGTCGCGCGCGACCTGCTTGAGGTGCTGGTCAATCTGCCAGGACGCCTCGTCCAGCACCGGGTTAGTGCCACGCAGACCAACCGCACCGGCGTGGTTCGAGCCAGTCGAGTTGTACTGGCCCGTCGCAGCCTGCTTGGTGTAGCTGATCGCGACCGCTTCCTGGTGGATCTCCACCACGTTGTGCACGTTAAACCGAACACGGGCTTCGCGGGTCGGGGCGTCCGCGCCCTCAGTGCGCTGACGGCTAGCGGATGCGTCCCGCAGGTCGTAGCCCTGCCATTGGAAGATCACTCCGTCGGCCCTCTCCCCGCCGGTCAGCCCACCAATGGCGGACAGCAGCGGAGTGTCGGTCGGGGAAGCAGCGAACAGCTCCCCAACATAGTTGGGCAGGTTGAACGTCGTGCCCAACCCAGTAATTCCGGCCATGAGACCGTCCTCTCTACTCGCTAGATCCTGGCCGGTAACCGGTCAGGGTTTCTTCGCCTCGAACAGCTTCGCGGTCTTCAGTCGGATCGCCAGCTCCTTGTCGCCGCGGGCCTCCGCCTCGCGAATCTGGTCATCGAGGTCGATCTTCTGAGAACCCCGAGGGCCACCGTCGGCGCTGCCCTCAAACCGCTTCGGCGGTTCTGCGGCAGAGGGGAACAACGAAAGGAGTTCATCGGCATCGGCCGCCAGCTCCTCGCGCGTCTCACCACGAAGACGCTCCGCCTGGGCGGGGGTGAGCCCTTTCTCGTGAGCGATCTCGGCGCGCCACCGAGCGAGCCGCTCCTGAGCAAGCTGCTGCTCGAAAGCAGTCAGCCGCTCCGTGAGCTGCTCCACGTCGGTCTTGCCCTCATCGGGCTGCGACACACCGAGCGCTTCGCCAAGCTTCGAGAACTTCTCTTCCAGCGCCTCTCGCGCCTTCCGCTCCTTCTCGAACTCCTCAACGGGGATGCCCTTCTCCTTGCGAAGGTTCTGGATCAGATTCCACGCCTTCTCAGGGTCGAAATTCGCCGCATCGCCCCACGGAGGAGACTGCCCGTCCGACGGCTCTCCCGCCGCCTGCTCGTTGTTCTCCACGTGGCCAGGGGTGTTGGTTTCCTGTTCCATTGCTTCTCCATCTCGGAGTCAACCCAGCCGCATCTCGCAGCC